CTCTTCGATTTCCCAGGGCGGCACATGCCAGAGTTCGGCCAACTGCAATTCCAGTATCCAATCTGGTGGACTTCGGCCCCGACCTTCGCTCCAAGCGATTAGCCGGTGCCTTTCGGAGGGGGGATCGCAGTGCCATCCTCAATATGATCCAGAATGAACACTATTTCGTCGTCGCTGATTTCGTCATAGATTTCTGGTGCATCTTCCGGCTGAGCGAAGGCGTTGCCATTATCATCTACCCAATTCCAACGCACTCCCACTTCCAATAGGAATTCCACCAGTTCCCAATCTGCCTCCTGCACATTCAGATATTCATCATGGTTCTTTGGCAGTTGGGTTCGCCGTTGTATCTCAAGAAGTTTCCGCTTGTGTTTCCGTTTGAGACGGCGAGGTACTTCGATATACATTTCTTCGCCATGTATTGGAATATCACTTGAGCTGACCTTGAATCCATCATGCCAGTTGACAGGACGCTTCTCGTGTTTCTTCAGCTCCTCACTCATTCTGCCCCCTTTATTCATTTCTTATCCGCTACGGTAGTGCAGCAACAGTATTCTGCACCCGGAACTCGAACTCGTGCCCCACTCCTGTCGGGTCATAGACGGTCAAGCCGGTGAAGCGCATGATGTCGTTGCCGTCACGCTCGTCAAGCGGCTCCGTGCCATCGTAAACGACACACATATCGATGATGGCCTCATGGTAATCCGCGGGCGCATTGATGAGCGACCCCTGCCCTTCCAGCCGGATGAATCTGGGGGTGCGCGCTATCCAAAGAAGGCGCTCGGCAACCGTGCCAGCGTTGAACTCGAAGGTGAAGCTTACTGCCAGCGATCTGCTCGCCAACCCGATATCGGAGAAGCGCAAATCGTTATCTTGGAAGAATTTCGCGTGGAATCCGGGAGTCGTCACCTCCCAATCGATGAGCGTGCCCAAGACTGGGGTGCTGCCCAGCGTGGCCCAGCTATTATCAATGTAGAGCCTCGTCATCTGGGCTAAGATGGTCTCGAGCGGCACAGGATAGGCAATAGTCTCGAATGCACTTGGAGCCATCTGGTCGCCCCGCAAATCCGCAGTCAACCGCCACGATTCCTCCGTAGCCGCAGACAACCGCATCTCGGTGGCGAATACCTCGGCGCTCTGCCAACAACGCTGGTTATCGCCATAGCGCAGCGTGTAGATCTCAGGACGGTCGCCTGCGGTCAAGTTAGGCGCGAATGTCCATAGATGGCCCAAGGCACCCACTGGCGTTGGCGTGACTCCGCCACACACGGCCATGCCCAAGAAGTAGATAAGCTGCTCGAAAGTCGCTCCTTCGTCTCCGGCGTCGAACGCCAATTCGGCTATGACGGATTGGTCATAGGCCCGCCGAGCGGCGGACATGATGCCGGTGGCTTCCGCGGGGAATAGCCGGTTGCGGTTCTCCCTGGCGTCCAACATCCCCACCAGTTGCTCCGTTGGCGTTGCCGCGCCATATCCCCATGTCTGTTGTGCGAGCTGGATACGTCTCAAATCTCTTATGCCTGCCATTTCTGTCTACCTCCTAAAGATTCACTGTAATTGGGTCTAACATCTCTTTTGCCCACATATAAAACCGCACGCCAATTGTTTCCTCACCCATCCAATCCAGCGCGCCATATACCCAGCTATTTTCCTCCTCAAAACCACTCACATCGCAGCTCCCGTTGAGCGATAGATTGTTAGCATACAAGTCTTGAAATCTCTCTGGCAGCTTTCGTGCTCGCTTGTCAGCTTCTGGCAAACCGCCTGGCCTTGCCCTAGCCAAATGCACTTCTACAATAAAGTGATGAATATTGTGTCGCCCCAAACCTCGTGAGGCGCTGAAATTGCCTCTGCGCAGGTAACGTAGAGAACAAGGCAATGTTGGCAATGCATCTGGCGCTTCGTCATGCACTTGTTTTATACCTAGAATTGCCTTATTTGCTCCCTCAATTGCCGCGGTTTGGCTAAGGATATTATCCGCACTCATAGATGCAGACCCCTCAATAATCTATCAATCGCATTCCGAAATACTTTCACCACCTGCTCCGCCTTGTTCTTTGCTGCATTCTCCAGCATATGCCTACCTTTGATTCCCCGTCTTCCAATTGCTCTTGCAATAACGAATCCTAGCCCCGCCATACCATGCCGTCGTGCCCATTCTTCAATAGCCCACACCGGGGGCATTGTGGCCCCAGGTTTACGCCCCATCTCCACATAGGGAGCATATATAACCCTAGAACCAACCCGTCCCACCACATCCACACCTAGCCCCTTCACTTCATATATTCCTTCTTTCGTAGTAGTCCCTATGCTGCTCATTAACCGCCCCATATCGACTGGAGTGTTGCGCTTAGCTTCATCAGCTATCATCTGAAGCGATTGTTCCATCGCCATTCGCACAGCTTTGTTTCCACGCTCGCCAAAGCGTTTCAGATCGCGCTGTAATCCCTTGTCATCGAAACGGATGCCGAAATCAGCCAACGATTAGCCTCCCCGGCACAGTCTTGAGAATGCTGGCAACTTCTGGGTCTATGGCTAGCGTATATGCTAAGCGGGCCAATTCGACAATCGCGCTGGTCTCGCGGAACATCTGCTGGCCCCGTCCCAACATCCGTGATACCAGCATAATGCAAGCCTGCTTCACCTCATCGGGAGTATCGGGAAATGCCCCCCACTTGGCGGCAATCTCGATATTCCGCTGGCCGGCTGTCCAAGTGGAACGGCTACCCTGGCTCCGAAGGTCAAGGCGGGCGATCCAGATAGTATTCCAGGGCCAGGTATAGTAATCGGTGCCCTCGACCCAATACACTCCAGTGCCGTTGTCCCGAACGAGCACACTCTCTATTTCCGTGCAGCGATCGATCCAAAGTTCCCTCTTTCCATTGCCATCGAAGAGGTGTATAGTAGGCACCGCGTAATCTCCGCCATTATTGTAGTAGGAGACGGGAACCCGCTTGTAGCGGTCGATGCGCCGGGAGAGGATGGGGATTAGCGTCTCGATTGCCGCATCCGCCGCGGGCGCCCCCTCCGCAATCTGGGCCTTCACCTCCGCCAGCGTGCAATAATCGAACGGAGCGATGACTTCATATTCTCCTACTGCCATCGTCAGCCTCCCGATGAAATGGCCTTGTTTCTCGGCGTCTGCCAGGGCTTCCTCTGTTCCTCGAGGAACTCCTGCCGCCTGGTCAGCCTGCGCTTCTTGTGTTTAGACTTGCTTTTCTTGCTACGTTGTTTGCCCACGTGGCAACCTCCTATTTGCCGCTGATGTTCCACCATGTTTCACTTTTGGTAGAGGAGCACCGCCGCGCTCCTGCCGAAGGCTCGCTCCAGTTCTGGCTCTCGGTCTAATCAACTCGCGTGGTTGCCGAACTTTCTTAGCCAATAGCCGAGCTTCATCCGCCGTCATCACCCGGCCACGGCGGCGCTTGAATTTCCAAGCCGTCCGCTGGCCGAAATCGTGAAAGAGCAACTTGGCTTGCGAGGGGAAATTGGTATTCCAGGTGAATGGCACAGTCAGGAATATGGCATCCGAGCGTGCCAATGCCCGCAGTAAGGCCATCTGCTCGTCCCAACCCTGGAAGCGCAGCCACTCCTCGCGCCACAATTCGAAGAGGCGCTTCACGCGTCTGCCCCTCTTCCAAAAGAGCATCCCGGAATTGTGGTAGAGCAGGGCCCGCGCCCCCAGCATCTCTCGGCTATACCTAACCTCCTTGGGGCCACATATTTCGGAGGCTAGGCTACGGTTACCCGTCTCAGCCACCACAAAGTCCCATCGCTTGAGTAGCGCAAAGCCCGTATCGGGGGCCCGGCGGAATTTGGTATCGGCATCCACATACAGCGTCTGCGACCAAGGCGAGAGCGCGTACAATAACGGCTTGACCCGACCGGCCAGGAAAGAGTGCGTCCTGAAGGGGTCAATATCCAGCTTCACAATTTGCACATTGTCAAACTTATGCGCAATCGGATCACCCTCGTGATCACCCACTATCATCACTGGCATATCAGGCGCGGCCGCGCGTAGCGTATCTATGCTGACGCGGACTGTCCGCGCCGCCTTGGTGCCCCAGACCATGTAGATCACGCCTCGATCCATACTAAGCCCACCTCTTGAAGCGGCGCTCTAACTGTTCCCTGGCCTCCAGCAGTTCCCTTCCAGACAGGGCTGACGTCCGCACTGTGCATTGATATTTCGCCGGATCAGCCTTGTAATAGCCGGCCGTACCGTTTACCCATCGCACATCGTAAGCAGCGGGGTTCTCATAAATTGGCGAGCCGCGATAAACGCTCAGGATGGTAAAATCCACATCATCTAGAGGCACGCGCTCCAAGAACTTCCCGGTTTCAGCAAGGCTTTCCCGATTCTCCCCAGGCAACCCCATGATGAAGAAACCCTTGATTCGGATGCCAACCCCTTTAAGCAGCCGTATTCCATCTTCGATTTCCGCAACTGTCTCATCTTTCTGGATATTCGAAAGGATAGTGTCGCTCCCGGACTCCACGCCAATTCCAATCTCCACACACCCACCTTCCGCTAACACCTCAGCGATGGACTTCGTAACCTCCCCCGCCCGCATGAAGCATCTCCAGATCATTCGCATTCTAGCCATGTGCCCGCACAGATCGTTGAGACGCTTCTCCCGAAGCCCGAGCGTATCGTCAAAGAACATTAATGCCCGAAACCCCATGTGCTCTCTTAAATACCTGACTTCCTCCAAGATATTCTCGACTGACCGGACATATAATTTGGACCCAAATGGCTTGGAACAAAACGCGCATCTATGTGGGCACCCCCGGCTAGTCATCATCGTCGCAACCGGCAGGCCATCCAACTTGTAGAGATACTCATGCGCGTGTCGCCTGACGGGAAACGGAAGCTTATCAAGGTCGATGATCCTACTAGCTCTCACGATGCCAGATGAGTCGCCAGCCAACACGCCTGCAATGGCCTCCTCCCCTTCTCCGCAGACTACGGTATGGCAGCCATAAGATAGGACCTCTTCCGGATTCAGCGTCGCATGGGGGCCACCAGCTATTATCCTCGCCCGAGGCGCCATGCAGACTATCCGCTCGACGAGATTTCGCATTCCTTCTGCCTGCGGGGTGGTCCCGGTAATGCCATACACATCCGCGTCGCTCGGAATGCCGTCGCCAAACGCCATATCGCGGACAGTCACGCTATGCCCAGCCTTCTCGATCGAGGCCGCGACATACCAGAGTCCCAAGGGCGGATACACGCGGTCATCCATCAGGAATGGGGAACGGGGGTTAATCAGGCAGACTTTCATTGGAGATTGCTCCATGGCTTCTTCCAAGCACGCTTTGAGCCGAAACCGTGCCATAGGAGGAACGCCTGCTCGTAGTAATAACAATTCCAAGTATGGGGCAGCGTCAGAAACAGAACATCGGATCGAGCCAGCGCCCGCAGCAGGGCAACCTGCGAATCCCAATTCTCGAACCGTTCCCATTCCTCAAACCACAACCGAAAAAGCTCTCTTACCTTTTCATTCCGCCGCCACAGGAATACTCCGGCATTGTGATACAGGATATTTCCGTCACCTATCCACCAGCGTGTCCAAGCAAACTCCTTTTTGTCGCCCTTGTAAGCATTCACCGTGCGCTGCATAGTCTCCGCCAAGACGAAATCCCAATCCTGCAGAAACGAAAATGCCAAATCAGGCGGGGTTATGAATTCGGTGTCCACATCGAGATACAATGTTTCATCGAAAGGCGAGAGATCATACAGCAAGCGGAATAGCCTCGCATGGACAAATTCGATTGCATCCGGTCTCCTCTTTGAGCGTCGAACTTTGCGAAAGGGATTAACATCGACTTCGCGTGTCTCTATGCCTTCGATGGCAAATGCCTTGCATGCCTCGGCATCACCCAGCAAAAGAATGGGGATATTCTTATCCTCGCGCCGAAGGCTAATAATGCTCTTCGTTGCCTCACGCATTGCGTTCTTTCCCCAGGCCATGTAAACAATGCCCCTATTCAACGCACTCTCCGAAAGGCGATGGTGCTACCCACCAAATCTATCATTCGCCAACTGCGCCCATCCCACCACTCCGCAACAGCACCTGCCACTCCCCGCACGCCAGGGAAGAACATATCGTGGAGAGCCACATATCCGCCGATCTTGATTGCCGGCGTCCAGTTCTTCAGGTCCCGCAATACCTGTGCCTTGGTATGCAGGCCATCGATGAATACCATCGCAATCTCGCGATCCCCGTAAAGCGGTCTCGCTTCATCAGATCTCATCGCAAAGAGTTCGGGTATAGGCACGCCGCATTTGCGCACATTCGCTTCCCATTTCTCCTTGGTGGCTTCTGGAACGTTTTGCACACCGCCAGTGCGGGGATCTGGGGGCATATTCTTTTTGCCAAAAGGCTCGATGGTAGTGAGATGTGCTTGCCATACCTGAGCAGCCATCTGCATGATTACCGTAGTTCTTCCCATCCAGGAGCCGATCTCCACCAAGTTTCCCTTGCGCCGAGCCAGTTGATACAGAAACACAGCCTCGTTCTTTCCATACTGGCCGGGGACCGACCAGGCCAAGTGAAGCATTCTGTCCAATTCAGCCTTCCTTGCCTTTGCCATTATCCTGGTGCTCCTTTCCTCGCTACTGTGCGGTGCCTGTGCCAGACGAACCGGGCCACGGTCTTCCGATGCGTATTCCATGGCTCACGCATGGGCGCCACGCGCACCGGGTGGCGATAGAGTGCTCTAAGCAAAGCGAGCTGATCCTGCTTCCGCCACCGCAGCCACTGGGCGTGCCAATCCTGGAAGAACGCCCGAAGCCTATCGTTCCGTTGGAACAGGATGACACCCGAGTTGTAGTATTGCACCTCGGCCGTGCCTATCTCGCCCTTGGTGGCTGCCAGCTCTTCTGGATCGAGCGCTTTCCATGTTGCTCGGCTCAGGATTTTGTTTGGGTCGATGGCCAGCACCACATCGAAGAAATCCAGCAATCGGAAGCCACCATCAGTCTTCCCGACAACTTCTGTATCGGCATCCAAGTAGAGGGTATGTTTCCAGGGACTTAGACTGTATATCCTGGTTTTGACTTCCCTCGCGCCCAGGCTCAAGTCCGGATGGGATATCCAATAATCCGCCCCACACCGTCCCCCCTCGGGGTCTCCAATTGCCGCTATGGGAAGCTCTGGGTCAAACTTGCGGAGCGAACGAATACTTTTGTTCGCTCCCTGGCAAGCCTTCTCCCCGTAGGCAATATAGAGCGCGCCCACATCGGCAATGGTATGGCGGAAGGCGATTGAGACACCCGCTCGCTCAACTTCTACCCAATGATCTGCACTCGCTCGCCATTCATCTATGACCTCTTTCACTTCCGGCCTATCCAAGTAGCGCTTGTGGGCTTTGCCATAATCGTGGAATACCACTGCGCCACTAGGCTTTATCTTTGGTAGCCAATTCTCGATATCAGCCCGCACGTCTTCGCGACTGTGGCCCGCATCAATGTGGAGCAAGTCAATCTCTCGCTCGAACGAAGCCGCAGCCTCAGTGGTGGTCCTCGCCAGGATGCCCTTCGGCTCCAGCCCCAGTCGTTTGAGGTTGGCTCGACATTGCTTCTCGGTCGCTCCCTTGTAGCCCCGATGGGACATATCACCGAAGCTATCCACGCCATAGACATCCGCCTTGGGATTGGCCAGCATCATGGCGGCCATCGAGCGCCCCTTGTAGCAGCCCAACTCCACN